CGCACGACGACCCGCAGCTGCGCATGGAGTTCGCACAGAAGCGGATCAACCTCTTTACGGCTCAGCTTCGCGCCTGGTTCGACGTCTCGATCTGGCGCAAAAGCGACGATCAATATGACTGGACGCCTGAACAGCTGGCACGGCTCCCGGTGAAATGGTACGGCGGCAGCGACCTTTCCCGCCTGCATGACCTGACGGCGACCTGCCTGTTTGCGCACTACAAAGGCGTCGATATCCTGATCCCGCACTGCTGGTTCCCGCGGACGGCGGCGATCACCAAAGCCGACGAAGACAAAATCCCGCTGTTCGGCTGGGAGGAAGACGGCTGGCTCACCATGAGCAACGATGAGGTCGTAGACCACATGGACGCCGTCCACTGGTATTCCGCCCGGAGAAGCGCCGGGCACAAGATCCGCATCGTCGCGCAGGACCGGAAATTTGCGAAGGAATACTGCCTGGCCATGAAGGCCGAGCACTTCCGGATCAAGGACCAGCCGCAGACGGACGTTGCGCAGACCGCGGGCTTCCGCTATCTGGACAACTCTGCCCGCAAGGGAACGCTGTATTACTGCCACGCAGAGCCGGTCGAATACTGCGTCGGGAACGTCAAGGCAGCCGAGCGCGGATCCGTCGTGCATTTTGAAAAAATCGCAGAAAAGAGCCGCATCGACGTCTTTGACGCCGCGGTGTTTGCGGTCAGCGCCTATCTGGACGACCTGGAAAAGACCAGCAAGGCCAAAGGATGGTTTGAAGACGGCGAGCAAGCCGACTGACGGTCGGATTCCGACACATTGATATTGAGAGCCTGAGCCTGAGAGCCTGCGCCGATCCCCCGCCAAACGACGGGAGGTCAGCGCAGGCTTTTTTGCTTTCCACAGAAAAAAGATCGGAGGAAACCATGGACGAAAAAAGGCGGGGGGCATCCCCGCGGGATCATCCCACAGGCGCAAGAATCCACCGGGTGAGAGCGCGCCGCGCCGCGGGGAATGCGCAGACTGCCGTGATCGACGGCGCCGGGAGCACGATCAAAAGTCTGGTCTGGCTGACGGATGCCGCCGGCTTTGATTCGCTTGAATGCGCCGGGTATACGTCTCTCGCTCGCAGCCCGGAGGTGGCGACTGCAGTGGACACAATCGCCAGACTGGTCGGCGCCATGACGATTCACGAGCTCCGGCACACCGAGGACGGCGACATGCGGGTACGAGACCGCATGTCGGAGATCGTTGACATCCGGCCCAACCGAAATATGACCCGCAGCAATTTTGTTCGCTGGATCGTGCGAACGATGCTGCTGGACGGCGACGGCAACGCGGTGGTCTGGCCGGTGACGCAGCGCGGGGAACTGCAGGAGCTGATCCCCATCCCGGCGATGCTCGTCAGTCTGATCCCTGGCGACATCCTGGGCGGCTATCAGATCGCCATTAACGGCGAGCCATACGACCCGGAGCGCCTGCTCCATTTCGCGGCCAATCCAGGCAGCCTTTATCCCTGGCGGGGCGAGAGCTACCGCCTGACGCTTTCCGACGTGGCTAACAACCTCAAACAGGCCGCAGCGACGGAAAAGGGCTTTATGAGCACAAAGTGGAAGCCCTCCATCATCGTCAAGGTGGACGCGCTGACCGAGGAGTTTGCGTCCCCGGCCGGGCGCCGCAAGCTGTTGGAGAGCTACGCCATGAGCGGCGAGGCGGGCGAACCCTGGCTGATCCCCGCGGAACAGTTCGACGTGCAGCAGGTAAAGCCCCTCACCCTTTCCGACCTGGCACTGGCCGATTTTGTCAAGCTGGACAAAAGCACGGTGGCCAGCATTCTCGGTATCCCGCCTTTCGTGCTGGGCGTCGGCGAATTCCGGCGCGAGGCATGGAACAGTTTCATTTCCACAACGATCATGCCGCTGGCACAGAACATCCAGCAGGAGCTGACGCGAAAACTCCTGAACGCGCCCGACGAGTTTTTCCGGTTCAATCCACGCTCGCTTATGAGCTACAGCCTGGATGAGCTGGTACGGGCCGGCGCTGAGATGGTGGACCGCATGGCCATGCGCCGAAACGAGTGGCGCGACTGGCTCGGCATGGAGCCGGATCCCGACATGGAAGAACTGCTGGCGTTGGAAAACTACATCCCGGCTGATCGCCTCGGCGACCAGAAAAAACTGATCGGAGGCAATGAATGAACGAAATCAACATCAGAAAAAGCGTCTATGCACTGGCCGCACGGGACGGTGAAAGCGCCGAGCTGACTATGTATGGCGACATCGTGGAAAGCCGGCCGTATGACTGGTGGACCGACGAGCCGGTGGAGGGAAATTTCATCATCCTGGATGAATTTCTCGACGACCTGAAGCAGATCGAAGGCGCCAAGCGGCTGACGATTCGCATGAACAGCTATGGCGGAGACGCCATCGTCGCGGACGTCATCCACAACCGGCTGCGGGAGCTGCAGCGCGGCGGAATGGAGATCACCTGCATCGTCGACGGCGTGGCAATGAGCGGCGGATCGCTGATCATGTGCGCATGCGACACCGTTGAGGTCAATCCGAGCTCGCTGATCATGATCCACAATGCATGGCGCTTTCTCTTCGGCGGTTACAACGTCGAGGAACTGCTGAAGGCGGCCGAGGCGCTGGAAGCCGCGGACAAGATGCAGGCAGCGATCTATCAGCGAAAGACCGGCCTGCCGGAAGAAGAGATCCGCGCGCTGATGGCAGAGACCACCTACATGACCGGGCGCGAAGCCGTCGAAAAAGGCTTCGCGGACCGGCTGATCGAGGATGCGGAGCCGCTGCAGATCGCGGCCAGCGCAGACCGGCGCACGCTGTTCGTCGGATCCCGCACGCTGCATCTGGCGCCGGGCATGACTGCGCCGGATGGACTGGAAACACAGGAGGATCCGAGCGCATGGATGGCCCGGATGCTCGCAAAAATCAGAAAAATCCACAAGGAGGATTGAACAAGATGGCATTGAAAGCACTTATGATCCGCCACGACCTCGACATGCAGACAGCGGAACTGGAGCGGCTGCAGGCGATGGACGCCGATTTTTCCGCCCGGGAAGCAAAGCTGACGGAGGCAGTCAGCGAGATCGCCGCCGCAGACGAACGCGCAACCGTTGAAGCGGAAATCGAGAAGTTCGACAGCGATTTTTCCGCTCACGAGAACGCAAAGTCAGCAGCGTCCGCCGAAATCGCCCGGCTGCAGGCCGAGCTTGACAGGATCGAGAACGAAAAACCGGCCGCCCCGAAGGCTGCGGCCAAGAAAAATGAGAAAGGAATGAAAAACGCCATGTTTGAAACCCAGTGCAACATCCGCGCCCTGCCGCGCCGGCAGCGGGCTTTTGAGGCCGCTTTTTCGCGCCAGGAGCGCAAGGAAATCGTCGCGCAGGAAGATGTTCAGACCTTCTTCGCGCAGCTGCGCAGCGCAAGTAAAGTCAACGCTGCCGTATCCGGCGGCGAGCTGACTATCCCGGTCGTCTTCCTCGACCTGATCAGCGAAAACATGTATCGCTACAGCAAGCTGCTCAACCGCGTCCGTATCCGCGAGATCCGCGGCCAGGCCCGCCAGACCGTCGCCGGCACCGTTCCGGAGGCCGTCTGGACCGAGATGTGCGCCGCGCTGAACGAGCTGAACTTTGTGTTCAACCAGATCACGCTCGACGGCTATAAGGTAGGCGGCTTCGTGCCCGTCTGCAATACGCTGCTGGAGGATAACGACATCGGCCTGGCTTCCTGGATCATTGAGATGATGAGCGAGAGCATCGGCCTGGCCATGGACGCCGCGATTCTCTACGGCACCGGCACCGGCATGCCTCTCGGCATCGTCACCCGGCTGGCCCAGACCAGCCGTCCGGCCAATTATCCGGCCAACGCTCCCGCATGGGTCGATCTCCATACCAGCAACATCAAGAGCATTTCCGCGGCTCTGACCGGCGCCGCATTCTGGGCCGCGCTGACCGAGGCGGCAGGCAACACCTTCACCCGCTACGCCCGCGGCGAGATGTTCTGGGCGATGAACTCCAAGACCTATGCCAAG